ATGGGAATATATTTGTAAACCCTTTTTTGCTTTTGCCTTTGGGTAGTGTAGATTTACAGGATGGAAGTGTTACATTTTCTTTTCCTGTTCCGCCTTCGTTTGGTGAAGGTATTGTTTTTGGGCTGACCGCATCCGTAGACAAATCTTGCAGGGTAGGCGGTTCAATTTACGGTTGGATGGAGGACGCATAAATGGCGACTATTGTAGTAGAGACTGGCAGTGGCTCAACAACTGCAAATTCGTATGTGTCCGAAGCAGAATTAACAACCTATGCCTCAGATAGAGGGGTGACCCTTACTGGGACGGCTTCTGTTCTGATAATTCAGGCGATGGACTATTTAGAGTCCAAAATGTTTGTCGGAACTAAATCTAATATAGAGCAAAATCTACAGTGGCCTAGATATGGCGTAGAGATTGATAATTATTACGTTGATTCTGATTACATCCCGCGACTTCTTAAAGAAGCTCAGATGGAAATATGCATTGGGATTGACGGTGGAGAGAATCCACTAGCAAACCAGGCAAGAGAAACAATTAAGGAAAAAGTGGGTGAGCTTGAGGTTGAATACTCAAGCAGCGCGCGAGCCAACACTTATTTGACTGCGGCTGAGACTAAGTTGCAAAAGTTAGTAATTAATACAATGAGGGTTATTCGTGTTTGATTACGGTTTTATTCGCAACGCTGATTCAGGATTACCACCTGCATTGCCTACGCAGACAAATGGGTCTGGGTATAACTTTGTTAATTTAAGAAAAACCGCTTCTAAGCTAATTACTTACTTTGGTGCGTCTGCTTCAATAACTCGCGTAGGAGACTCTACATTCGATCCTGCGACTGGCGCTTACTCTGGAGGCAGTACGAGTACCATCACAGCAAAAGCTGTTAGAGCGCAATTTACGCAGGCTGAGAAGGCTTCTGAATTAGTACAAGAAAACGACATTAAGATGCTTTTAGAGTCAGGCAGAGGTGTTCCATTTATTGATGACAATGTTTTGTTTGAAGGCATTAACTATCGAGTGATGGATGTGAAGGTAATCTCTCCATCTGGAACGGATGTGTACTATGAGCTTCACCTCAGATATTAAGAAATTTGCTGACAAGACTGAAAGAAACGTCAATGACGTTGCTCAAGCTGTTGCAATAGATTTATTTAGCCGTGTTGTAAAGTCAACTCCTGTCGGTAACCCAAGTTTGTGGAAGAAGAAACCTCCTGTTGGGTATGTTGCTGGACGGTTGAGAGGCAATTGGCAGTGTTCTTTAGGAAGCCCTGTCATGGGTGCGCTAGACACACGAGATACTTCCGGAGGAACGACAATATCAAACATTGTTGCTGTTACTGAATCATTTAAAGGTGATGGCGCTATATTTCTAACAAATAACGTACCTTATGCAAATCGTATAGAATATCTTGGTCATTCTAGCCAAGCACCTACTGGCATGGTAAGAATTAATGTTCTTGCTTTTCAGCAAGCAATAAATAAAGCAGTGCAAGAGATTAAATAATGAGTACAGTATTTTCAGACATTAGTGCAGCATTAGATTCACAACTTAATACGTTGACTGGGTCATCTCCTGTCGCCTGGGAAAACACTGTCTATAAGCCTATAAAAAATACGCTATACTTGAGGCCAACCCATTTACCTGCTCCGACAGTTCAAGCTGGATTGGGTACAACCGGGATAGATGAATATTTAGGTTTATATCAAATTGATGTATTTGCTCCTGCTGGTACGGGCAGAGGAATCGCAGAAGCTAAGGCTGATGTGATAGCCAATCATTTTAAGCGCGGTACAGATTTGCTGTATAATGGCGTTTATGTTCGACTTGGTAACGTATCAAGAAATGCAGGACTTATAGACGAAGATCGATTCGTTATTTCAGTAACAATTAATTATACAGCTCATGTAGCACCGAGGTAATTTATGACTATTGCAACAGGATCAAGACACAATATGGCGTATGTAGTCGAATCTACATTCGGCACTACTCCATCAACCCCAGTTTTTACACCTATCCGTCACACTGGAACAACTATTGGCCTTTCTAAAGATTCTATTGAGTCAGAAGAACTGCGCGAAGATCGTCAAATTGCTAACTACCGTCATGGTAATAAAAGCGTTTCTGGTGATATTAACTTCGAGCTGTCTTACGGTTCTTTTGACGACATATTACAGGCTGTTCTATGTGGAACGTGGAATACAGATGTACTTAAAGCGGGCACTACTCGCCGAAGCTATACAATCGAGCGCCACCACCAAGACATCGGAAAGTATCTTCGATCTACTGGATGTAACTTCAACACTATGTCTTTGTCAGTAGCTCCTAACTCTATGGTTACTGGATCATTTGGTGTTATCGGTAAAGACTTTAGTGTAGCCAGCGTTGCTGTTACTGGCGCAACTTATAACACTGAATCTGTTACTGCTCCTTTTGATTCATTTAGCGGCTCGATTACAGAAGGCGGTTCTAGCATTGCCGTAGTCACTAGCCTTGAATTGAATATCGAAAACGGTATGGAAGCTCTATATGTAATTGGTTCTTCAGACACACTGCAACCATCTATTGGTAAATCAATGGTAAACGGTTCTATTACTGCATACTTTGAAGATTCGACTTTGATTGACAAGTTTATTAATGAAACATCTTCAAGTCTTTCCTTTACATTGACTGATGCTGCTGGTAACGACTATTTGTTTGAATTGCCAAATGTTAAATACAATTCAGGGAACCCTGAAGTCGGCGGAGCAGGGGCTGTGACAGTATCTTTAGATTTCGTAGCATTATACGATTCTGGTGACGCTTCGCAGATTGTTATTACAAGAACTGCTGCGTAAAAAATGGGGCAGAAATGCCCCTAACTAACTGGAGATATAGATGGATATTAAAGAGCTTTATACGGCTGTGCCGCATGAAGAAGGGGCAGAAATACAAATATTAAGCCCAGTTGATAATAAAGAAACTGATTTTTATATTCATGTAAAGGGTATAGATTCAAAGTCATACCGAGATGCTGTTAGGGCATACCATAGGAAGTTACTTAATAAGGAAGAAGGCGGTGAGATTGAAATGCTTGTCTCTATCACTAAAGGTTGGCGTGGCTTAAAAAGCGGTAAAGATGAAGTTGAGTTTACAGAAGATAAAGCGCGAGATTTATATACCAACGCTCCCAGTATTGCATCTCAAGTAGATAAATTTGTAGCTGATAGGAAAAATTTTATCAAGGGCTAACAACGGAATTAGAAACTTTTGCTAAATGGCAGTTTTGGGCTGCCGGATATGACAAAGGTTCCAAAGTTAGTCGGTTAGATAATCTAAAGCAGGTTGCAAAGACTTTAGGCAAAAATCCTAAAGAGCTTGATGGCGAACCAATGCTCAGGGATGAGTTAGCTTATCTCTGGGTTTTGTTTGTCTCTCTAAAAAATTCATCGTCTGGCGTTATAAGTTATAATGAAATTCAGGCTTATATGTCGATATATGGAAACTTATCTACCTTTGAAGTTGATATTATTCGACACTTAGATACCTTGCACTTTAGAGAGACAAATAAAAATGGCTGACGTAGCGCAACTTGGAATCAAAATTACTACCTATGGAGTAATGGAATCAGCTAATGAGCTAGATAATTTAAGCAACAAAGCTCAGAATGCCGAAAACAAAACAAAAGGCTTATCTAAATCTGTAAGAAGTAATGTCTCCCCTATGAAAAACATGAGGGCGCAGGCGCAGCAAGTTTCTTATCAATTGCAAGATATTGCAGTTCAAGCCCAAATGGGAACCAGTGCATTTACGATTCTTGGACAACAGGGGCCGCAATTAGCGTCAGTATTTGGCCCGTCAGGTGCTGTGGTTGGTGCTGTAATTGCATTTTCAGCCATACTTGGCGGCCTTTTATACGAAAGCCTTGGTAAAGCATCTAGTGAAATAGATAAGATGTCAAAAGACGCTGATTCTTTAGCTGATACATACCATAAACTAACTGAAGCTCAAAAAGCATATTTAGCAATTTCTATGTATGAGGAAATGGCTAAGAATGAAAAAACTATTATATCTACCGAAAAGGCAATAAAGAAATTAAATACAACTTTAGCTGCTCAAGGTGCTTTTTTGGGAACGGAAAGCACTCGAAGATTAAACGAGGAGCTTTTAGAATTAGCGGCAGTTTCGGATGAGGCTAAGATAAGTTTAAAGAAGTACCAAGACATTTTAAAGGGAGTTACTCCAGACACGATTGCAGCGGCTAAAGCCGAAAATGATTACATTGAAAAGTTAAGTGATGAATATATTCAATTGACTTTAAATGGCGATGCTTTGCTTACATATCAAGCTATTAAAAACGGAGTGACAGAAGGCAATTTAGCTGGCGCTATTGCACTCCAAAAAGAAATAGATGCACTTAAAGCGAATGCTATAGCTAAAAAAGAAGCAGCAAAACTTGATGAAAAATTAAGTGCTTTGAAAACTGAAACTGCTGAAAAACTTGAAAGCGATTTAGATGCATTCTTTAATAAGGAATTGGAACGAAAAGCAGAGAAGCTAAGATCGGATAAAGAGCAGGCGCAAAGTGAGCTATTGATTATTGAAAGATCAGTAATGTCACAAAATCAATTAATTGACTCTTATGAAGCAGAAGCATTAGCTCGCTTACAAGAGCAAAGAGGTGAAGGATTAATTTCCTTGCAAGAATATGAAACAGCTAAAACGCAAATTGTTCTTAACGCAGCAAATGAAAGAAATGAATTGCTCATGGAGAACGAAGAAGGATTAACAAAATTCTTTGCTGAACAAAATAATGAAAAGTTGCAGAAAGAAAAAGATTTGGCAACTGCAAAAAATTCTTTGAACCAGACAATATTAACGCAAGCATCAAGCCTTTCTAGCAATATGGCGCAAATGGCAGCAGATGCTTACGGAAAAGAATCTGCGGCCTATAAAGCGGCATTCTTGGTTCAGCAGGGCGTTGCCATTGCAAGTGCTATTATGAACACGCAAGTTGCTGCTGCTGCTGCAATAGCTCCGCCTCCAATTGGTCTTGGCCCAATTGCCGGTGTACCTTATGCCGGTATGATTCAAGCTATGGGTGCAGTTAATGTTGGTATTATTGCTGGGCAAACTATTGCAGGCATGGGTAGAGCATTGGGCGGTCAGGTTAGGGGCGGTGAGTCTTATCTTGTTGGTGAGCGCGGCCCAGAGCTATTAACTATGGGAACTTCTGGTAGAATAGCGACTAATGAGAACCTAAAGAAAGCAGTTGGATCGCAAGGTGAGACAGTACAGCAGAATGTAAGTGTAAACTTCAGTATTCAA